TCACCACCCGCCACTACACCGACGTGATCGCCCGCGAGTTCTCGCTGGTGTCCTTCCCGTTCTACCCCGCCGCCGCCATCACCGACGTCCGCCACCAACCCAACAACCGCAAGGAGAACACCATGGACCCCGAGGACACCAACCCGACCGGCTCGCCGGCGCTGGAAGACATCCGCGCCAAGCTGGACGAGATCGACCGGCGCGTTCAGGCGCTGCCCACCACCCAGGACTCCGCCCCAGTGGAGGACACCCGCTCCGCCGGAGAGATCCTCAAGGCGATCGCCGGCGGTGACGCCGACACGATCCGCACCTACGAGGAGCTGCAGAAGCTCAACCGCGCCTACACCGGCGGCACCACCGCTGACGTGATCATGAAGCCGGCCTGGGTCGCCAACCTGGTGCGGATCTTCGACGCGTCGTCCGGCGTGCTCGCGGAGACGTTCTCCACCGGCCCGCTGCCCGACACCGGGATGAGCATTGAGCACGCCGAGCTCGACACCAACACCATCGCCGTGAACGAGCAGGCCGCAGAGGGCGACGACATCACCTTCGGCAAGGTGAAGATCAAGACCCAGACCGCGCCGGTGAAGACCTACGCCGGCGGCGCCGAGCTGACCCGGCAGGAGATCGAGCGGGCCACCGTGGGCGTGCTGAACACGTCGCTGGAGGCGCTGGCGATGGCGGCCGGCATCCGGAAGAAGCTCGTCCTGCGGGCGGCCTACAACGCCCTGATTGGCGTCCGCCAGGCGCTCGCTGACGACGCCGGCGTACTGCTGCTGGGGGCCACGCTGGCCGCCGGCACGGTCGATCACTGGGAGAACCTGCTGATCGATGCCGCGATCAAGTTCGAGGCCAACGGCCTGCCGCTCGAACGGCTGCTGGCGTCCAAGAGCGTGTTCAAGAAGCTCCGGTCGCTGACCGTGGCGGGTGAGCGGGTGTTCAAGGTAGCCGAGGACAACGCGTCCGGCACCCTGGACCTGCCGGGGCTGTCCGGCCAGTTCGCCGGCCTGTCCGTCCGGCTCGACACCGGCCAGGCCGCCGACGCCGCCACGTTCTGCAACGGCCGCGCGATCCGCCAGTACGACTCCGCCCTGGTCTCGCTCAGCGACGAGAACATCGTCAACCTGTCCAAGACGTTCGCCGTCTACCGGTACGGCGCCGTCGCGGCCGAGATCCCCGCCGGCGTCGTCCCGGTCAAGTTCGCCTGACCATGACCGAGACCCCGACCGAGTACCAGCGGCAGACCGTCGCCGACCTGGGCACGTACGTCAACGCCCAGGCCGGCGACGAGGTCTACGTCGCCCAGTGCTGGGGCGAGGCCGTCCAGTTGGTCGGCGACTACATCGGCGCCGCCGACGTGCCGCCGGTGGTGCTCGATCGGGCAATCAAGGAGGTGGGCAGCGAGCTGTTCCACCGCCGGCAGGCGCCCGGCGGGGTCGCCCAGTTCGCCGGCCTGGACGGCGCGCCCATCCGCGTCGCCCGTGACCCGATGGTGTCGGCCTACCCGATCCTCGCCCGCCACGTCGGGCCGGCGATCGCATGAGCCTGCGCGAGGAACGCGAAGCGATCGGCGCCCTGCTCGGTGGCCACCCGAGCATCCCCGAGCGGGTCACACCGCCCACCACCGTGCTCCAGGCCGGCTCCCCCTACCTGACCCCCGGCAGCACCTACGGCCGGTTCCTCGCCCGCTGGGAGGCGCTGGTGATCGGCCGGCCAGGCGCCTCCCCCAAGGTCCAAGACGACCTGGACGACGCGGCCGATGACGCCGTCGTCGCGCTCGTCAACGACGGCTTGACGGTCGAAAGCGTGTCACAGCCCTACCGGCTGGTCATCAACCAGGCCCACTACCCAACCGTCCAGATCACCTTCACGAAAGAGATAGACCTATGAGCAAGCGCATCAAGGGCCAGGCCCTCTCCCTCAGCTTCGACGGAGAGGATTACTGGGCCGACATGACCGAGGCCATCCTTGACAACGAGGAGGCCAAGGGCGACGTCACGACCTTCGAGGACGCCGCCGCCGGCGGCGCCGCCCGCCAGCACTTCCTCACCGTCACCGCCACCCAGTCCACCGACGCGGACTCCTTCTGGTCGATGGTGTGGGACCACTCCGGCGAGATCGTGCCGTACGTATACGCCGTGCACGGCAACGCCGTGCCGTCCGCCGACCGGCCGCACATGACCGGCACGGTCAAGATCCCGCCGAAGCCGAAGCTCGGCGGCGGCGCCAACACCACCTACACCTTCCAGGTGCGCTTCGACTGCGAGGAGGAGCCGACCAAGGTCATCGCGCCCGCCCCCGAAGGCTGACATGGCCGCCAACGCCGAGGGTGCGGTGCGGGTCGAGGGACTCCGCGAGCTGAACCGCGCCCTCGGCAAGGCCGGCGCCGATGCCGCCGATCAGAAGGAGCTCATGCACGAGCTCGGCATGATCGTCGTCCACGCCGCCCAGCCGCCGGTCCTCGACGGCACCCTGGAGGCCACCATCCGCGCCGGCCGAGGCAAGACCAAGGCCGTCGTCCGCGCCGGCGGCGCCCGCGCCCCATACGCCGCCGTCCAGCACTACGGCTGGCCGGCCCACAACATCGAACCCAAGCCATTCCTGCTCGACGCCCTCACGTCCAAGACCGACGAAATCGTGGACACGATGGATAAAGGCGTCGGCGAAATCCTGAAAAAGAACGGATTGAAATGAACATCAAGAATCTCACCATTGGGGAAATCGCGACCGTCGAGAAGATTTCCGGTATCTCGCTGACCCAGATCAAGGACAAGTCGGCACCCAAGGCGCGGCTGATGATCGCGGTCGCCTACGTGACCCGCAAGCGCCAGGACCCGAAAACGAAACTCGTCGAGATCGAGGCGATGACCATGGACGAAATCAGTGCGATCCTCAAGCAGTCGAAGAAGGCCGAGGGCCCCGACTCCAAAAGTAGTTAGCGGCCGACGCCTGGCCGAAATGGCGACCTTCGTCGTCAATCTCGGCTTTACGCCGGCGGACTACTGGGCGCTCACCCTCGCCGAACGTGACGCCATTATTCGCGCCTGGAACATCAAACACTCGAAATAGACAGGAGGTGACATGGCCGGCCAGCAGGTGATCGTCAGCATCCTGGGCGACATCAAGGATTTCCAGCGGAAGATGTCCGACACCCAGGACACCGCAAACAAGACTTTCACCGGCATCGCCGGCGCTGTCGCCGGAAGCAAGATGTTCGCCGCCCTGGCCGACCTCGGCGACCAGGCGCTGGATTCGATGAAGGACTACGGCGACCAATTCGACGCCCTGGCCGACCAGCTCGGCGCCGACTCCGCGCAATCGTTCGTTGACGGCTTCGCCGCCAACGTCGTCGGGGCCAACATCCAGGAGGCCATGGGGATCGGCTCCGAGCTGGCCAAGACCATCACCGGCACCCTCGGCCTGGCCGGCGAGCAGGCCCAGGCCGTCACCGAGCAGATGACCCAGGGTGTCCTCGACATCGCCGCCAGCACCGACACCGCCGCCGACCAGGTCACCGCCGCTGTCGCCTCATTCCTCCAGGGCAAAGACAAGGCGCTGGCCAAGACCATGGGCCTCGACGGCGACTACGTCCGGGGCCTGGTCGAGCAGAAGATGAAGCTCGACGGGCTGACCGAATCCCAGGCCCGGCACGCCGTCCTGATGGAAATGATGGGCGACCGGGCCGGCGAGGCCCTGGCCGACACCGAGACCCTGTCAGGGGCACTCAAGGAGATGACGGACGGCTTCGAGGACGCCGGCACCAGCCTCATCCAATCCCTGATGCCGCTGGTCATGGACGCCGCGAAATTCGTGACCGGCACCGTCGTGCCGGCAGTCAAGACCCTGACCGAGTGGATCAGGGACAACGAGACCATCGTGAAGATCCTGGCCGTCACCCTGGCGGTGCTGGTCGGCGCCTTCCAGGCCCTCTCCGGCGCCCTCGCCGTCGTCTCCGCGCTCCAAGCCGCCGCCGGCATCTTCAAGAGCCTGGAGGCCGCGCAGAAGCTCTCGGCCGCCGCGCAGCTCCTGGTCAACGCCGCCATGACCGCGAACCCGATCGGGCTTCTGATCACCGCTATCGCCGCCCTGGTCGCCGGGCTGATCTGGTTCTTCACCCAGACCGACGAGGGCCGCAAGATCTGGGAGAAGTTCACCCAATTCCTGACCGAATCGTGGGAGCAGTTCACCCGCTTCATGGGCGAGGCGTGGGAGAGCATCGTCGGATTCTTCACCTCCGCCGGCGACGCCGTAAAGAAGGCGTGGGACGGGACCGTCAAGTGGTTCTCGGAAATCCCCGCCAGGGTAAAGAAGTTCTTCTCCGATACCG